AAGAATAAGCTACATTTCCACTTCTATTAAATAGAGGTAGCTGTATTTGACTACTACTCCCATTAAACACAGCAGCGTTACCAAACTTACCAGTAGCATACGTTACGTTAGTAGCAGTACCATTATAGTTGCCAGTTAAGTCATTAGCATTACTTTCAAATTCGTATGTAGCAATAGAATCAAAAGGTACTCCATCTAATATTTGAACTGTATCTGTAGTACAAGCTGCTCCTGCAGCACCCGTATTAATAATTCTTTTTCCTAACATATCTTTTTTTAAACTTCTGCTTGTGGGTAATAATCAAACGTAAATCTTAATACACTTTCTACTGTTGTAAGTGCATCAATATCAGTAACAAATCCGTTTGCTTTAGTAATAATATCAGCACGTTCCGTAACAACATCGCTTGGAATATCTACGTTTCTTTCTGATTTTCTAATTACATACCAATCAGTTGGCTTTAATAACCTTCCTGCTTCTTCGTTTACTGCTTTCTTCTTATCTGACTTTATTTCGTCAATATCGTAATTGTTTTCAGTAGTTACGGTATAAGTTGGATTTCCATCATTATCTAGTACAGCATCTCCATTGTCATCTACAATAGCTGTAGATACGTCGTAAGTAGAAGCGAAGTCAATATCTACTACTGGGTAGGTAAATACGCTGTTATCAGCATCCCACTCAATAGCACCTAATCTTTGACTTATATTATCGTAAGATGGCTTTACAACATCATAAAACCCAAATGAGGCATGATTTGCTTTCCTAAAGTTTAGGTGCAAACCATTATTATCTCTCCATACGTTTGGAAGTCTTCTATAAGTTTTAATTGTCCCGTTAAAATCTTTTGCTTTCATATTATGTTGCTTCTTGAGATATTGTAGCCCACTGTTCTGTAGAGCCGTTAGTTGATGTTACTTGTATTAAATTGCTTACTGTACCGTCATAAGTTCCTGCAGCTATTTTTACTGAGCTAGGAAGAGTTAAAGCAAAGTCTCCTGTTATTACTAAGTCCTTAACCATACCAGTTGAAACATTAGAAAAAGTTAATGTAGCGTCTGCAGTAAGTGTTTTTGTAAATACTTGAGCTGTGCTAAAGTCTACATCGCTTGCAGATATTGCAGCAGCTTCTGTGAACTCGCTTCCAAGTTTATCGTACGATACAGCATTGTCATTTAATACTGCTGATGTTACTTTAGTTAATGCCATGTTTATATATTTATTCTGTTATTAAATCCCAACTTGTTGTTTCTTCATTCCAGGTGTACTGTTGCTCATCATCTGGATAAGCCGTAGGAGCTTCCCATAAGCAGCTAGTCTCGTTTAGTGTCCAGCTATCATATGGCTTTGGCGGTATAAACGCATCGCGAGTTTCATCGTATGTATATCCTATACCAGCATAGTTTTTTCTAAAAGCAACACCTCCATCTGAATGAACTCCCCCACTTGTGTTAAAAGATGTTCTTTTACAAACTTGTTCTCTTATGTTTCCATAATGAATCTCCCAGTTTATAACTCCATCTGTTTCGTCTTTACCTACTATTACTTCGGTAACGATGTTTTGCATGTTTAAAAAAGCGTAGTGTGCCATAATTAACTAAATGATATATTTCCTGTTCCTGCTGTAAATGTGGTTACTTTGTCCGTTCCATCTGTAGTGGTTGCTCCTGTTAAACCAGATCCTATTGTTATTGTAAATGAATTAGAATAACGTAAAATCACGACTCCAGAACCTCCAGCAGCATTAGCGCCTCCGCCACCACCTAAATTAGTACCTCCCGCAGACCCCTCGTTACCTCCGCCACCATCTCCACCAATTCTTGTTCCATAGGATGTTCCAGCAGCTCCTGCCCCACCACCAGCATAAGTAACGGATGATCCAGTAATAGATACAGCTAATCCATCGCCTCCTTGGGATCCTCCATCTGTGTTTCCAGCTTCAGCAGCACCACCTCCACCACCAGCTTGATATGTAGAGGGGAAATTTCCTCCTTGAGATCCAGTACCTCCATCAAATCCCTGCCCTGTAGTACCACTTCCCCCAGATTCCCCAGTAATTGATGCTGAACCACCACCAGAACCTCCATCAGCTCCAGTTTCATTTCCAGATCTATATCCTCCTCTACCCCCACCAGTACTTGTAATTGTACTAAATACTGAATCTACTCCACTCGTATTAACAGCTCCACCGCTTCCTACAGTAACAGTATAATCAGTTGATACAGATGCTGCTATTGCTGTTTCAGCAGCAGCCCCTCCACCTGATGTAGATCCATAAGAGGTTCGTAAACCTCCAGCGCCACCCCCTCCAGCGCCAATAACAGCTTCTGATCCTCCGCCTCCACCACCAGCGACTACTAAATAGTCAACCGTTAAAGGTACAGGTGTAACTAAAGCTGTATCAGTTTCATTAGTGGCATTATAAGCTAACCATCCTTGAGTAGCATCCACATAAACAATAGACACTCCTCCTCTTTCGTAATTAATTGATAAATCATCAGCATCACCATTAATATTATCAGAGGATGTTATAGTGATGTTATTTGTATCAGCAGTACCAGCGTAATCGACTATAGAAACTTCATCTCCAGCACTAGGTGAACTTGGAAGTGTTACAGTTATTGCAGCACTTGTAGTATTTACAAAATAACCCTCTCCAGCAACTGCAGTAAAAGCAGCTGTTTTAATATTGCTATCCCAATCAGTTCCTAAGGAACCGTCAATTAAATCTGTTGTAAGTTTTGTTAATGCCATACTGTAAAATTACAATTTATAATTCAGCTGGTGCTGTAGGTTTTGTATCTGGAAAGTTATCTGTTGTTGTCCAGTCTCTTAATTCTTGTCTGTATGTTATCCAAGCATCTCTATTTGGATAGTCTGTCAATGGAACAATAAAATCACTTCTTTTAAGTTCTTTATTCCTCCAATTTTTTCCTTCTTCTTCAAGTTCTTCAGTTGTTTTCACGGGATTACTCCATCCATTTGTTTCATCGTACAAATCACCGATTCCAAAACCCTCAGGTACTTCAATCCAATTTCCATTAAAACCAGAAATGTATATTTCTTCTACATTTTGTAAACCTGATACTTTCCCGTTTACTATTTTTCCATATGTCTTAATAGCCATAATTAAGTTTTTTAATAAAATAAAATAATCGCTCCGTCACTCCCTTCAAATGCTCCAAGAGCCACAGTTATACCCCCAGAACCGCCGTGACCAAAACCGTGAGCAGGTCTATTGTTACCACCCATCCACGCATAAGCATATGAGGAACCGCCTTTATAATTTTCTCCACTTGATCCTACACCATAGCCATTAATTCCTGTTCCTCCTGATGCTCCAGAAGATATATTTGTTCCTCCATAACCTGAGCCATTACTTCCGTCTGCGGTTGTAATAGATAAGCCTCCTGTGATTGTTGATTGACGTGCTGCTCCTGTAGCATTATAGTCATGACCTGAGTTCCCATCAGCAGTAACAATATTAGCTCCAACTCCTGGTGTTAATATTAGATTAGTGCTTGCGGTTACTATGGTTGCAATTCCTTGAATTATCATACCGCCAAAAGAACCGTAAGCATTACTGTTAGACATTCCACCTCCACCTACCAGGAAATATCCTAATGAAGCGCCATCCTCTAAACCTAAATCAGTCGCGGGATTAACAGTGTAACTTGCTGCATTATTATAATCTGCATCATCTAAACCTCTAGCTGTAGTGTATTTTAAACGTTTTGTAAATCCTCCGCCACCACCGCCTGCTGCTGGAAAAAAATCTGATAAATTTGCCATATTATATTTACTTTATGCTGCCGTACCTTCTACGCCAATTAATATCCATCCTTCTGCTGTTCCTGAGTAAATCATTTCAAAACCAGCATTTAATTTGTCTAATGTTAAATCTGCCGCACTACCCATTATTTTACTTCCATTTCTAGCTATAACACAAGTTGCAACACCTGATCTATTTGAAACTTTAACACTATTTCCATTACTTGGAGAAGCTGGGAGTGTAAGAGTTAAATTTGCTGTCAATACATAGAGAGTATCACTAACCGCAGTTGTATCAGATGAAATAACCGCAACACTATAATTTCTTGTAATGTTAGCGGCTACGTTATTCAGTCCTCCTGTTGATTTAACCTCTATAGTTGAACCATTTGGAGGAGCGGTTGAAAATGTTAATGTGCTCCCAGATAAACTAAATGTATTTTTCTGCTGATATAATCCATTGATATAAACATCAATAGCATTTTCATTTGCAGGACTTGTAGAAAGCGTATAATCAACTTGTGATCCAGTTCCATTAAAGTTATCTAAATATAATGTATCATTAAATATAGATACAGAACCAACTGTAATAACCTCAATGCTATAACCGCTTATAGGTGCCGTAGTAAATGTTAATGTTGTTCCACTTATAGAATATGTATCTTTTTCTTGATACACACCTTGTACAAATACAAAAGATGTATCAACATCTACTGCTTGTGTTAAAGTGAAATCTGTTTGCGATCCTGTTCCAGTAAACTGGTTACTATTCAATGTTGAATAAGTTGCAGGCGTAAAATGTACGACCTCTATCGCACTACCACTTGGAGGTGCGGTGGAAAAAGTGATAGTTGTTCCAGAAGTCGTATAATTGTCTTTAGACTGATAAACTCCGTCTATGTATACTTGTGTAACGTTTTCGTCTGTAACGTCCTTAGAAGCCGTGAAATCGACTGTAGAAGCGTCTCCTGTAAATGTATCTGTATATACTTTTGATAATACGGATATAAAATGCACAACCTCAACCTCCGCTCCAGCAGGAACTCCAGTTGAAAATGTTATTACAGCTCCGCTTGTAGTATAATTACTTTTAGCTTGATATACCCCATCAATATACACTTGTGTATTACTTGATGCTGTTATATCAGATGATATTGTAAATGCTGTTTGATTAGCCGTAGCGGTTATTACATCTCTTTCAATTGAAAGTTCTGCACCTCCACCTCCACCGCCTCCTGATCCAGCTGTAGTTACAGTTGTAGCTGAAGTAATACGACCTTGTTGGTCTATTGTAATCTGTGGAGTATTATTAGCATCTCCATAAGTTCCTGGAGTTACTGCTGTATTGTCTAAGTTAACTGTAACTGAACTATCTGTCGCTTGGTCAGTAGTAAAAGTACCACCGCCCGACAATCCTGTACCAGCTGTTATTGTAATAGTAGAATCATTTGCCGCGGCAACTAACTCGCTGTGTTTAGCTAACTTAACCCAAGCCCCTGCGTGAGCATAGTATGCATATCCAGTTCCATGAACATGGGCAAACATACCATGATAGGTTGTTGCTGATGGTAAATCTGATTCTTGAGAGAATACATTTGAATAATATATTGCCCCACCTACAGTTAAAATATTATTTGTTTCATCTATCTCTACAAGAGTAGATTCTGCTGTATTAGTTGTAGTACCAACCCATATCTTTCCTACAGATAAGTTAGGAACATCGTTTGTTCTTCCAGCACCAAAAACTTCAATACTTCCGTTGGAAGAGTGCACTTTAATTATTTGACCAACCTTTTGAATTAAATCAGACCCTGTTGGTTTTGTTCCTACAAAAGCTCCATTTGATCCAACCCATATTGGATCTCCTTCTGTATAGCCAGATGTAGAAAACCCAGCCGCTCTACCAAAAGCCACTGCATCTCCTTCACTTCCGTCTGTAATTTGACTAACAAGAATCCCAACGGCTGGCATTGTAGAAGCAGCACTATTATCTGCAACATCTACTTCTAATACGTTTCCTGATGGTGGAGATGCTGTAGGTGCAACCCTAACAAGGGTACCTGCGTTTAAAGTTCCTCCAGATACGTTTTTAACTCTAAGTGTTACTTTTAATGCTGAGTCAGAATCAACAGTAGAAAAACTTAAGTTTCCAGAACCGTCTGTGGTAATCGCTTGCCCAGCCGTACCGTCTACTGATGGTAACGTATACTCATCATTTATCGTTATGTTATTCAGGAAACGATTCGCCATAATTTAAATTATAATTTTTGTACCAATACTCTGATAGCTCCTAATGAAGGAGCAGTAGCAAAGCTAACTGTAATTTGATTTACACTGTTTCTTGTAACGTCAGTATATACCGTTTCTTTTGTTGAATTATCAAAAAGCTGCACAATAACATCTTCTGTTCCCAGATTGTGTGTGACTGCGATAGCTGTTGTTGATCCATCTCCAATGTCAGCTTTATATCTTAAGTCGTCTAGGTTAACAGCAATGTCATACGTTTTAATTCTGTTATCTGTACCTGACAGTGTCTCTGTGACTGTGATACCACTAGCTCCAGTTTCTTCAACAATAACATCCTCTACTGAGTCTGCGTATGTTGCAATTCTTTCATATGTACCAGAAGCTTGCTGAATAGTCCACTCTCCTTCACTTTCGTCCCATAAAAGACTTCTGTTTGGTGATGTGCCTCTCTCGATCTCAAAACCTGCATCCTGTGAAGGTGCTCCTGTTTCATCCGAGTTTAGTGTAATAATACTATCTCCAATGTCAACTGTATTAGAGTTAACTGTAGTAGTTGTTCCGCTAACCGTTAAGTTACCGTCTATAACGGCATTTCCCGTTACATCTAAGTTATTGCCTACGTTAAGGTCATTTGTAACTGTAACATCATTAGGAAGACCAATTGTTGTTGTGCCTCCATTTGTGAATCCACCGTCAGCTACTTCAATCTCATTAGCAGTACCTGCAATTGTGTGAGATAAACTACCTATCGAAGTAGTTACATAATCAAATATCTGATCCCCTGTAGCAAGAGCTGTTCCTCCGTTAGTTACAGCAGCCGTTATAGTATCTATTTTTGGATTTGGACCATCAGGGTCTGTGACACTAATAGTTGATGTTGTATTGGTATTTACACTTTTGATATCTCCAGAAGCATCAATCCAACTTGAACCATCATAAAAATATAATTTTTGGTCTGTAGAATTGTAGTATATCTGTCCCTCTACAGGGTTACTAGGATTAGCAGCTAAAACATGAATAACCCCATTCTGAAGCTCATTCTTGTTTAAATCTATACTACTTAAATAATTTATTGCCATTTCTTGTTTAGTTTAAATACGCTGATCCTGAAAAAGGGGCAGAAAATGTTAGTACTATTTGGTTACTATTGTTATATGTTTGAAATCCCACAACAACATTCCCAGATGAATCTACAACTGATATTGAAGGAAATTTATTTAAATTATGGTTTATAGTCCAGGTTGATGCCGCTGATGATTGACTAAAAACAAAGGTGCCTTGACCAAAGGTGTCATTAGCGTTGTAATAAATACCTAAAGCGTCTGCTGTGAAATTCTTTGTTATAAGACCATTATCTCCATCAGATCCAATCCAAATATCATTTCCTGTGACATTGGTATCTTGCGGATAACTACTTATTCTTGGCATAACATTGACTTTTATGCAAATTTACAAAATTAAAGCTTATCCGTTCTTGTCGTCCTTCTTGACAGCTGAACCAAAGTAGTATCCAAAGATGCTGAGAGCAACACCTTCAACAATACCTATCATATGAATAAAAATTTCTTTATTCTCAGCTGGAACTTTTGTTGTAACCACAGTGTATACTAAGAAAGCAAACGCTGCTAATCCGATAACACCAGTTAGTGTCATCATCCAATCTCTGCCTCCAGAAGCAACAATAGCGGCTTCACGCTTTCTAGCGGAATCTCTATCCTCTACCTCTAGCCTGTACAGTTCTACAAGCTGATCGTGTGCAGCAGCCTTCTCATCCTCACTCATGTCAGGATCATTATCTATAAGGTTCTTAATAACTCCAGTTACCCCAGAGTCGGGTAGAAACTTAGCTGCTCCTTTGACTACGTTTGGTAATACTCCAAGCAATATTTTACCTAATCCAGTTTCTTTGAATGGTTTTTTTTCTGTGCTCATATATATCTGTATTGTGTTTTACCATTTATCTTTTCCGCCCTCATAACTTTGAGTCTGTTCTGGTCGTCTGAGACATAGCTTACGTGAATCCAAGAAGGATTGTTGTCATCCCCAAACTCCCATATTATTTGATCAAAGCTTAAGTTGTCTCTTATGTAATCAAACATTTCAGCATTTGTTTTATGACCAAAAGTATCGTCTATATCCATAGCTCTACCTTCGCAATGTTGTGACCTAGATGATCCACCAATAGCTGTGTTTAACTCATCGCATCTATAAAAGCTATTAATCTTAATAGGACCTCCAGCCCACTCACGAAGTGGTTCAAAAATCTTTTCAGCTATAATCTCCATGTTGGTTTGCTCGTATCTATTAGGGGTATTATCTATACCTCTTCTTAAAGCTGTGTTGGATTTAATAGCCTCCTTAAATGATATATGTTTTGATATTCTTTCCATTATAATACAATAAATTTATTTTTAATATTTAATTATATCTCTATCGTTCCAAGCTTCTCCTATTGTAAGTATTTGAACTGAAGCTGCATTACCGTTTAACTGTGTTACATTTGTCCAAGTTCCGCCCTTCATCAATACTAAACCATCCTCACTTGCTAATGCACTCTGCGTATACATAACCTCCGCTCCCGTAACACTTGTCTGTGTGTGAAGTACTGTATCTGGATCAGCTTCTGTTTCAATTACTCTGTAAGTTTGATCTAATGGATACCACGTATCTATAGTCATGTCGGTTCGGTTGGCAAACCATAAAGCTATAGACTTAGCTTGTGCTGGAGTCATGTTTACATAGTTTCCGTATGATGCAGACGAAACAGCTTGCCCAACCTGAGAAGTTCCACCTGTTATGCTGGTGTGATTTACATTACTTCTAAACTGCAATAATACGTTACTAGGTAAACTTACTGCATCTGATAGTAACGTTGTGGTAACCCCTTGAGTAGTTGTTGTAGTGGTAGCTGCGGTAGTAGTAGTAGTAGTTGCTTGACAAGCCTGATAATAAACTCCGCTTGTTATTTCGGTTATTGTACCATTAGCTAAATCAAAAGAATATTCAGTTACATTACTATTATTATCCGTATTTGTTCCAAAAAATCTTTGTTGGTAATTTATCCCTAAAGATGTGTATGAACTACCATTTACACTTGTATATGCTGTAATTGTTCTTCCCAAAGCAATAGAAGCGTCTACATCTGAAATACTGTTTATCCAGTTATTATTACTGTCTTTAAAAACAAAACCTATTCTTCCATTAGACAGAAGATCACTACACGCATTAGATAAGTTTATATGACCAACAAGAGATCCTCCAGAGAAGCTTCCATTGTGATACCAAGTTCCTGCTGACTGAGGAAAAGTATATGGTACAGCAGTAGTCGTTGTAGTGGTTGCGGCTGCTGTAGTAGTTGTGGTAGTTGGTGCAGTTGTTGTGGTCGTAGTTGGTTGAGCTGTAGTAGTTGTAGTTGTTGTTCCTAACGTAGTCGTTGTAGTCGTTGCCGCTTGCGTGGTTGTAGTAGTCGTTGGCGTATCAGTTGTAGTCGTTGTAGTGCCTGGACTAGACGTAGTAGTTGTAGTAGTCCCTGGACTTACTGTAGTCGTTGTTGTTGTTGGTGTATCAGTTGTAGTGGTAGTCGTTGCGGGTGCGCTTGTTGTAGTAGTAGTTGTTGGAGCTGATGTTGTAGTAGTCGTAGTTGCTCCAGGAGCTAATGTTGTAGTTGTAGTGGTGACTGATTGACCAGAACCATAAAACCCCCAAGTACCATCTCCATTATTTTTTAGCACTTGACCAGGCAAACCAACACCGCCTCTAACCTCAATAGCTACTGACTGTACGCTATAGTTTTTTGTGTGTTTAAAAAACTCAGAGTCTTGACCAATTATCTTATCATTTGCGGATATACTTGTATCCCCATCAAATTCATTAAGCTTTATTTGGTCCTTTCTTATTTTCATCAATCATCCCAATACACCCCACCAACACCGTCAGACTTAAGCACTTGCCCAGCCTGACCTCCTGATGGAATAATGTATGTCTTAAGGTCGCCTATAGTAAAGTTTTTAGTGATGTTATTGTTATCCCCATCACTACCTAGCAATATATCCGTATCAGATATTTGATAATCTTTATCGTATTTTGCAATCCTTGGCATATGTTTTATTTTTTAGGCTTACGTCCTGGTCTAGTTTTCCCAGTTACGGCAGAAGGAATATCTCCTATCTGATTACCAACTTCTTTAATAGCCTTAGAAACGTCTTTAAGCTCTTCTCCTACACGTTCTACACGAATAGATACATCTTGCTTCAAGTCCGCCATTTTCTCCTCTAAGAGGTCAGGAATCATGTTGTTGTTCTCGTCACGAGTTAGACCTTTTCTAGTCATCCAAATTGCTGAAATATTAACCACCACTAAAAGTGCAATTAATCCGATTAAAATAAAAATAATAGTTGTCATGTGTAAAAATTAAAATTAAGATTTTTTAGCGCCTCCTCTGGCTCTGTTTTTTTTCCTATGTTCTTGTACTAATGTACCGTTTTTATGTGAACAATCCATATTGTCTCCGTTACCATAAGTTCCTTTTTCTCTATTAAACTTATTGCACTCAACACGCTTCTTGACTTGCTTTCGTTTTTTTTGAAACTTCTTGTCGTAAGCGGCTTTTACAGCCCTTGCTTCAGGGTTGTCTTTATAGTAACGTGCTGTTCTTCCTAATGCCATTACCTTTTTTTACTTTTTTGAATCCACTCAAGATCTTTCATAAAGTCTCTCATTTCAAGCTCTATTGCTTTAACTTGATCTTCAAGTTTTCTTTGATTTTTCCAAGTATACTCCTTTTCATTATACTTCAGTTTTTTAACCTCTGCAGCATTATTATCTATTTTAGCGCTTAAAGTATAATATGAACCAATAATAGAAGCAAACATTGCAGCTATCGTAATAATCTGAGTGATGCTGATTGAAACATCCGCTTTACCGTCTCCATCTATGTCTATTTTTGCCATTATTTCAGTTTTTTATATATTGATATTAAAGTATATCCGATAGCTAATACTAAAGATACCGTTTGTAATACTGGGTTTGCTTCTGAAACACTTAACCCAAGTGCGAATATGTTAGTAAAAGCTATCTTCAAATCTTCCATTATGCTATTGCTAAATAGATGTACGTGTTACCCGACGCATTAGTTCCTGTTCCAACACCAGAAGAGACCACGAATCCATTATCTTCAAAATATATACCATACCCTGATGCTTCAGCGTTCGATAAATTTGGAAACAAACCAATAGAAGATGAACTTGTTGCACCCCTAGCAGAATCTATTACATACCAACTATGAGCTGATGTCGTAGATTTAACCATAACCCAACGAGGTCTAAAACCTGTAGTTACTGTTACGTTTGAACTTGAACCACTATAACTCCCTACCTTCTGATAACCATCTACTGAATTGAAGCAGTAGGCGATATATTGGTCAGTGCCACTTATTCCATTAGTTGAATTATCATTACCAACAGAAAAAACACTATCTGTAAAATTATTAGGAATAAATCTTGGGGATGAAGTGCTGTATATAGCATTAGATTCGTTTAAGCGTAAATATTTGGCACTTGTATCTGTAACGTCTTTTACATAAACATTCCACGCCTGACTTAAATTTGTTGACTTAACAATAAGTAAATCTAATTCTTGGTCTAATCCGTGACCAATAGTTGCTCCAGAAGTTGCGTTTGCTGTATATTTCACAACACTAAACCCTGCATCTTGATTAGCACTAACTTGGCTGTCTATACTTCCGTTTTGGTTTAATGAGGCAGCCCCCCCTGCTTTCCAACACCAAGCCACGTAGGTATCGTTATTACCATTAACTCCACCATCTGTGCCAACAGAAAATCCATTACTGTCAAAGGAACTTAATGTAGCTAACTGTGGTGAAGGGTCATTTGATGCAAGATTTGTTCTTTGGTAAACTCCCGCACCTCTAATAGTATCAAACAAAAGATGGTCAACAGGATTATTCCTTTCCTTTATCCAAACAAAATCAGGTTGGAATAAAGTTCCTACGAAACTTACATTAGTAGGTGTTCCGTCATAGCCGTAAGTTACATTTGTAGGTGTTCCGTTATAACCATAAATTACGTTAGTAGCTGTACCGTCATAATTACCTTGTTCATCTGTTGCATCCCCTTCAAACTTATAATGTGCTTGTAAACCGCTAATAGATATTGTAGAAGAAGCTGTTTCTGTATATAAGGTAGTTATTTCACTTGCAGATAATTCTTTATTATAATATCTTACTTCGTCTAATTTACCCTTATAATACGTGCTTGCACTGTAAATACCAAGTGCAGCAGGTTCATTAGAAAAATCTACATTAGAAAAAGTACCACTAACAAACCAATTCGAAAAGTTTCCATTACTTCCGTTAAGATAAAAATCAAAACCTGTAGTAGTGTTTATTATAAAAACAAAGTGATTCCAACCTTCATTCCAAGTGCTACTTGTATTTCTTCTATAAATGTAGTTATTTCCTAATCTGATAAATGCCTCAATCGTGTAATTATTACCCGAATTTCTTTTGTACCTTACACCTGTATATTCGGCAGAGCCGTCACCTTGAGTCCATAATCCGTAGTAAGTTCCTGTAGGTACTGTATTATCAACATTAACCCACATTGATATAGAGCTACCATAATCAATTTGGTATACATTAGACACCTTACTACTACTCCCATTAAACACTGCAGCGCCACCAATCTTTCCATTTCCGCCTCCTGTATCATTAGCATTACCCTCAAGCTCATAAAGTGCAACACCACTGTTATCATCAAATATATCAGTTGTAGATTTTGTAGACGATGCTGATGTCTCGTTGTATAAGGTTGTTACTTCGGAAGAACTTAATCCCTTGTTGAATAAGCGGACTTGGTCTATTTTACCAGTCATTTGACTGGCAGAACCTTCATTTTGAGCACCTATTATGATATTTGCATTTGATGTTTTTGTAGCAGAATTAAAGTCTGAATTTGTTGATGTTCCTACTTGTGCTCCATCAACATAATAAGTTACGGTGCTGCCATTCCAAACCAATACACAATGATGCCAAGTATTTTCACTTATAGCACTCGTATTTGAGTATGATGACGTAACATTATTAGATGCGTCTCTATGGGCAAAATGTAAAGTTGTTGAGCCTGCTCCATAATGCCAAAACCCCCAAGATTCTTCAATTCCGCTATTATTCCATTTTGTTACAATAGAATTTGCTGTACTTAAATCTTCAAAATAACACCATGCAGAAATTGAAAGCGAATTATTATTTTGAACAAAATCTGTAGTTCCTAAATCAATATGGCTTGTACTCCCATTAAATATACCTGCTGCTCCAATATATCCAGTAACTCCACCAGTATCCTTAGCGCCTTCTTCAAATTCATATAAAGCTATTCCAGAGCCATCATCAAAGATGTCTGTTGTGGATGCAGTACTTAAATTACTTGGTTCGTTGTATAATGTTGTAACCTCTGATAATGATAATACTTTGTTAAAGATTCTAGCTTGGTCTATAGAACCATTATAAAAATATGCATTAGAACCTGAATATCTTCCTATATGGAGATTGTTTTGCCATACATTACTGGTCATATGATTAGAGCCAACTGCGCCATCTGTTATAACTCGACTACCATCTATATACATATTTACAGTACCTCCTGCTGCCCTTGTTACACAAACGTGATGCCATTCACTATCCGCATAAGTTGAAAGAGGAGATGTCTGTGTAACTCCATTGTCACTCCCATTACCCTCACCGTACCAAACATTTCCACCGCTGGTAATAATCCACCATCCATTTGTAGCAGAATTTGATTTCGTACTAAACATATATTGATTAGTTGCCGTACTGCTTGTTTTCATCCAAAATGATATGGAAAAATTCAAAGAAACAGGGATTTTAGCATTAGTGTTAATATAACTACTACTTCCATTAAAATCCGCAGCAGTACCAATCTTACCTTCAATGCTCTGTGTTGATCCATTTCCAGTGTAAGTGTTGATTGTGAAGTTTTCGTAGTTTTTAAATTGTTTTTTTACAGTTATAGTAAAAACCCTAGGTGTTGTTTGACTTTCATTATCCGTTGCAGTTACAGTAAAAGTATATAATGTTTCTGCTGTTTCTAAAGATGTAGTTCCATCAATATTAGTGCCTGTAAGCGACAGTCCAGTAGGTAGTGCTCCATTGGTAATATTAAATGTGATAGTACCTCCATCTGGTTCTGTTGCCGCTAATGTTATCGTAGATATAGTTTCTGCAGAAGCAAAGGTTCCTAAGCTACCTGCTGATGTCGACCATGCTGGAATACCATTATATGAAATACCATTTATAAATGTAGCACTTCCTGTATCTGTATTTGTAACAACTACATCATAATCACCTGCAGCTTTGGCTGGTGTTGTTATAGTTAAAGTAGTTGCAGACACAAAAGATACTGCTGGTGCAGCCGTGCCTCCTACGGTTACGGTAACGCCTGTAACAAAACCTGTACCTGTAATTGTTATAGTTTCTCCTCCAGCTGTATCCGCAGCGGTTGCAGAGCCTGGATAGGATAACGATGTTATAGCAGGTGGTGTAATGCTAGCCACCCATTCCATATCACCATCCCCTGAAGATTGAAGCACATAACCATTTACGCCATTACCTATAACTCCAGAGAACTGTGCTGCTTTGATTTTAGTGTTTGACATCTATCCTCTTTTCTTTTTCTTTCTTAACGCCTTTAAATCTGCTTGAGTAATCATCTTTCTTGGAGGAGCTACTGCTGCTAACTTCTTTTGCTTTGGTGAATACTTACTATAAGGCATATTATCTTGTTTTTACTTTTGCAGCCTTAGTGTTAGAAACAAACTGTTTCTTTCCACCAGACTTTTTCTTTTTCTTTGCAGTCGCTGCTCTCTGTGCTTTGCTAAGACTTTTAGCTTTCGACATAGGCAAGCAACGATCTGGATTCTTTTTATTTTTACTAGTACCGCATTCTCCTAGTATAGAACCGTCTGTTCCTATTCTAACCCACTTTTGGTCTCTCCATTTTTTAAGAGCTCCTGCCATTATCGTTTAGATTTTTTAGCGTAGTTAGGATCCTTACAATATTTAGACGCAGCCATATTAGCATAGGCAGAGGGATACTTGTCAAAAGTCCTCTTAGCCCAAGAAATACCAGCTGAACAGATCTTGTTGCCACGGTTTATTTTTGTTTTACTTTTTGCCATAAGGAAAAAGGTCGTTTAATGTTTTCTTTCTACCTTGACATCCGCAAGGCTTATTAAAAGCTTTAGCTCCTGCCTCAACAACAGCCTTAATACCAGTAGCCTGCGTTACAGCTTCTACAGTGTCTCCAAGACCTTTGTGTTTATTTAAAAAACTCATTACGCTTTTACTTTAGGTTTTTTAGTTACAAAAGTTGTTCCTGCAGCTCCAGAAGTTCCAACCTTCTTAGTTTGCATTATTCTTTTAATAGCTGCATTATTAAATGGAATAGCCATTGTTTCTTTTTCAGTCAATGGTCCCATTTTACTATTCTTCTTTTTATTTTTATTTTTTCCGTACATACCTTAGTATTTTCCTTGTCTTGATTTAGGAGATGATTTTGTGGAGCCTCCTTTACCGCTCCACAAGTCTTTACAAGCCCAATGGCGAGCTGAGAGCTTGTTTTTTGCACTAGAGCACTTATGACGTGCCTTAAATGATTTTCGTGCAGCAGCGCTGTAGTTATGACCGTATCCAGACGCTCCGTAATGTATAATCTTCTCCTGTCCTCCAGAACAAGCTTTAACAACTTTTTTCTTCTTTGGATTTGGACTCTTTCTAGGAGAGTTACACTTCATCTTCGATTTGTCTAACTGCTTTGCCATATCATTATATATAGTGCAAAGATAAACATTTTATTTTGTAGATTTGTTCATCTAATCTAATCACAATCTATAGATGTTTAAACGATTATACGTTAAAAAGAAGCCAAATAAAACCCCAGTTTATCAATTTCGAGAAAAAGAATTCAACTTCCTAAAGTACCACAGAGTAGTTAAGTACTACATCAAGAACAAATACGAAATATCAGAGGCAGAGCTTGACATGATTCTGTTCCTATACGATGAAAATGTTTTCACAAAGGACGTATTCAATGACTTCGCCAGGACTATGTCGTGGGATAAGGGTAGGTTTTCTCAAATGGTTAAGGATGGACTCATAAGAAAGTGGAGAGATCGTAAAGAAACACAGCGATCAAACCTATGGGAACTGACTATAAAGGCAAAGAGGATATGTAATCACATGTACAAGAAGCTCACGCATCAGGAGATTATATCAGAAGACCCATACAGAAACGAAATATTTAAAGGAAAGTCTTATATGGATAAGATATATAAGAATATGATCAAGAAGATGAACTCTAAAACCCTGACTCGTAACGACTAACTGCTTCTCTTATAACTGAGTAGTCCCTAATGCTAGTCATATTCTTAAGCTCTTGCATCTTCATAGGACTTCCAGAGTCTGATAGGACATCTATAAACTCTATACATTTAGATATCATAATCTCTCTCTTTGTTACTTCGTTCTTTTTGTCGATTATGTCTTTTATCATATTATTCATTAATCTTACTACTGTACTTCTGCTGCACATCATTTCCTTAGCAATGCTGTCTTGAGTTATAACTTGCTGTCTATCAAATAGTTTCTCTACTGTTTGTCTTAGATCAAACTCTGTATAGGATATTCCTCTCTTTACAACATGGGATGTGACGGCTAATTTTTCTTCTGTAGATATTATTACCTGTGGATTAAACACAACCTTACGCATTCTTCTACAGTATGGGTGATTTTGAAACTTGTACACCTCTTCAATCATTTGATCTACACGAGGTTTGCTGTAAGTTCTTATGCTCTTACCGCTATCTCTGCTTCCTATGTGGCGAAAGATGCCTTGGAATAATCCAAAGTCTATGTCTGGGTTTAGATAAAATAATACTTCAGCGTAGTAGCGTAGCTGCTCAAAGGATAAAACCCTGTGTTGTACTTCGTATAAGTCAAAATGATCAATAGGATTGTCGTACCATACGAAGTCGTAACCTTTGAAATCATGCTCTGTCTGTAGTGTTAAGTTATCATCTTCAAATTCGAATAGTCTCAAAGTTTAACTACTATTTGTCTATCTGGTATAACTGTTAATTTTTCTCCTTCAACTCTAATCTCTGATCCTGCTGCTGAGTCATAGTAAACCATATCTCCTTCATCTAGACCATTAACCTCTTCTCCTGCGCTAACAACTTCAGCGAGCTTGTATCGAATATCCTTGTCAGTATATTCGGTCATAATAAGCCCACTGCTGCTTTTAACTTCTTCTACTTTTTTTCTTAAAACTACAAACTGTCCTATTGCCTTCATGCTCTTTTATTTGAAATTACACAGTTAGTTGTTAGGATTGTTATAGATACAGAGATGGCATTCTGTAATGCATTCTTTGTAACCTTAAGGGGATCAATAATCCCTAAGGAGAACATATTGCCAAATCTTTTCTTCTTTACATCATATCCATAGTTTCTACGTCTAACCTTGTCAAGTCTTTCTACGAACTCATCATAGTCCATAGAAGCATTGCCTAAGATCTGTTGAATAGGCTGTGTTAAGGCATGTGCAAGTATAACACAAGCTTCCTTTCTCTCTTTATCCTTTTCCTTAAAGTACATTGAATGTACATCCATAGCTGCGTTGTATAGAGCTACACCACCACCTGCAACGATTCCTTCTTCAAGTGCAGCTCGAGTTGCGAATATAGCGTCCTCTACCCTGTCCTTCTTCTCTTTCATCTCCACTTCAGTTAAGGCACCTACATGTATAGCAGCAATTCCACCAGAGAGTCTGGATAGCCTGTCTTTATAATGCCAATCATTTGATTGGTCTTCTTTCTTTTTTAGTATGTTACGAACCATCTCTGCTCTATTACTAATAGCGTCAGCTATTTTTTCAGAATTTTTTAGGCTTATAATGGTTTCTCTGTCAGATGACACTGACTTTTTAACCTCACCTAAGAAAGATTCATCCACAGCAGAGAAGTCGTTGCCAGTTTCATCAGAAATAAGCACTGCATTAGTCATCATAGCTAGGTCCTCTAGTAGTTCAAACCTATTTAGTCCAACCCCTTCTGGAGAAACCACATTAACTTTGACAATACCCCTTGCTTTATTTACGTTCAATAGGTTCATTACAGAGGTTTCCATCTCTGATATGATCAATATAGGACGTTTGTTCTGCATTGCAACCCTAAGGCATGGCTCTATGTCCTCTACAACCTGTATTTTCTTGTCAGAAACTAATACATAAGGGTTTTCTAGTACTGATTGATTTTTTTCTTTGTCTGTAATCATGTAAGGACTCTCAAATCCTCTCTTGATTCTAGTTCCCTCTACAACTTCTATGTAAGTTTGCTTGGTCATAGACTCTTCAATGGTTACAACACCGTCCACTCCAACCTTAGTGTAAGCCTCTGCAATGATATTTCCGAGCTCTGTGTCGTTATTTGCCGATATAGTCGCTACATCTATCAAGTTTTCTTCTGTAACAGCCTTAGAACGCTTTGTAATGCCTTTTATTACATCAAAAGAAAGATCCTCCAGGGCATTTCTTAGCTTAGTTACGTTAAGTTCTCCTTTATTTATCTTTTCAAACGCCTTATTGATCAATCCTTGCGTTATAACGATAGATGTTGTCGTTCCATCCCCAGCTTCATCAGCTGTTTTGATAGATGCTTGCTTAACTACTGTAGCTCCTAGATGTTCTACTGGATCTGTTACGTTAATAGACTTAGCTACGGTGACTCCATCCTTTGTAATGTGTGGTCTACCTACTTCATCCTCTAAAATAACTGTATTTCCTGCTGCTCCTAAGGTCTGTTTTACAGCATTTGCCAACAGATTGATACCATTAGACAACTTAAACCTTGCATTTTCATCAAAGATTACATCTTTTTCTATCATTTGTATATTGAATTTGATTTATTGTCAAATATACAAAGATTATTGTAATCTACAACTCAATATTACGGATCTTTTTCCCATCATTCCTCCATCTATATGCCACAACAATGAATAACAGATACAAATTAAACTCATTAAACTGTAGATCTTCTGTCTCCTCGAAGTATTCAAACCCCAGCATCAAGGCATTAGGAAAAAGTAATGTGATTATAAACATATGACCTCAAAGATATAGAATAAAGAAAGGGGGTCAACATAGATGTTAAAACCCCCTGTTCCTTTCCACTAAACTATATATGAAACAAACTGATACCAAAGGTAAACTATTCTATAACATAATCAAACTAAATGCCTATTAATTTCTATATGACATTTGTACATACAACAGATGGCAGAGTTTTGTGTCAATTAAGTGCATACATATATATAAACATTGAAATGACACAAATTAGTGCCACGTGGGAAGTACTAACAATAGAGAGATTCTTAACGAATCTAACCACTTTTTGGTTATATGAGATATGTGGAGGTTTTGGGTTATATATACAATACACACTCCACACCCCCACAGAAAAACCATTTCTTTCAACCCACCCCCTCAGCTTAATAGGTCAACGCTCTGGAACTTTTTGTCTTTTGTATGGGCTAGGGGTGTATCTAAGCTACTATCTAAACTCTTTTAGGTTTCCCCCTGGAAAATATAGGTTTTCATATGCTGAGGTATGGAATAATCCCCAACGCATTTACAAATATCTATAAACAAACCCCCAACAAAATACAACTCCTTTTATATAGTTTAAACCCTTGTAAACCAGAGGAAATACTTTTATTTTATATTGTGTCCATTCGTGCGAACCTCTGGGAACCCCAGTAAAATGGTTTCAAATGTTAAAGAAATGTTAAAATTTTGGATAGTATTACTTTCTTGCTTTATGTTTGCCATGTAATCAAAAACAAAATAACGATGCAAACGACACTAGATTTTAACCACACACAAAGAAACGACATTTGGGTTCGTTTAATTTCACGAATGACAAATGAAGAAATTGAAAGAAGAAGTTTATTAGTTAGCTTTTGCGAACCCACAGAAGAAAATGAAACATTCCAAACGTTACTAACGGAGGAATACAATAGAAGAAAACTATCTTAATGAAATGTTAAATTTCTAGGATATCAAAAACAATCAAAATACATTTATAAAAAATTAATTTAAAAACTATTATTATGGCAAACTTTGAAAACTACAATAACCCATACCAAGTGAAAGAATACGTTAACACTATTTTAGTACCTCATGTTTATGAATGCTTAGTGGATAGCTACGGATTTACTTCTGAGGACTATGACAATGACGAAATAAATGACCATGTCTGGGAAATTATTGACGGGTGCGAAGATGTTATTTATAACTATCAAGCGAAAAAAATCGCTCAAGCGTTTGACTATGACCCCTTCACCAGTGAAAGCGAATTTACGGGGGGAAGATTCAATAGCTACAATGAAATGACCTTTGAGATAATTTACAACAAATTCTTTGAGGCTTACAGTGAGCAATTAGTATAAACATATAAACCAACGGAGGGGGGAAACTCCCTCCATAAATCCAGAAATTATGAACTACAAGGGAATCGATATAAAAAACAAAGCAAATCTAAAGCAGGTGAAATCGGCAGTAAATTGGTTAATAAAGCACAATGAAGCTGATAGACTACGCAATATTGCTGATGGAGATGGAGATGATAAAGCGTACAACAAGCACGACAGACAATGCGAGAAGACATTTGATAAGTACCTAGAGTACTGTGAAGAACTTCCTAAATACCAGATAAAGCTAATAGAAAAATCAATTTTATACTAAACACAATGAAAACAAAAGAAACAATTTTAAACGAGATCTTCCAGAGCGACTATCAAAACTTACTAGACTTTGATCCTAGAGATTTTGAAGTGTATCTGGGTAACAGAATGGACACAGAGAATTTTTCCATAACGATTGAATACAATGGGGAGGAAGTAGGAAGAGGACAATACAATATTGCAGGGAATTGGTGCCACATTGAAAGCTTCGGGATCTGGGAGGAACATTCAGAGGAAATGTCCAGAGCAATTGAAGATAGATCCTCAATAAATGTATGGGGAATTAAATGCTAAATAATAACGAGGGGGTGAGATCCCCCCTCACAAATCCAAACATTATGAGAATATTTATAGAAGATTACAATGGAAACGATATGTGTTGTTTGAATATAAAAACTCTTACTAACATATCTCAAATTAAACACCTAACAGACTGCTCAATAGCTGATGTAGAAACTGATGGAAACGGGGAGTATGTTAGAATACAATTAGAAGCAATATAAATAAAAGCAAAATGAGAAGCTTAAAACAACTTGTATTGCAAGAAATGGAACGCATACAACTACCCAACTATTGGGGATCTAAACAACAGATACAAAACGAGAATAAAATAGCATCTCTTACGAGCATCAAATACGAAGATGGAATGGCTATTGAGGATTGGTTGCACGAAGTATACCATGAGGAAGAATTATAAAAAAGAAACAATTATGACTATTACACAAACAGAAGCAAAGAAGTACGCTGATTGGGTACTAACTGAATGTACAGACCCAATAGATGAGATAACTTGGCTTGTCAGCACAATACAAGAGAGCGACAATGACCATGTGATACAACAAGTATTTGAAGATATGAGAAAATATAATAAACTATAAAAACAAACATTATGAAAACAAAAGACTCAATTTTAAAAGACACAGACTATGTTTTGTACGACAAAGCAAATGATTCAATAGTTTGTTTTGATGATGGAGAACCTATAATATATGGTATAAAAGAAGAAGCTATTGAAGATTGTTATGGTAACGAGTATGTAGTTTCCTGCACTGATTTGCCAAAACACCAACAAAAATTTCTAAAACAAACATTATGAAAACGATTGTAGAACATTCTCAGTCTACTAAAAATATTTGGGATTTAGCCTACGAAAATACTATCTCAATAGAAATAGGATTGTATAATTTTCAAGGTGGTTGTAAAAATTGTAATTCCACAAAATACAAAGATACTACTCGAGAAATGCAAATGCTAGGTAATCAAATGCAAAGAATAGTTATTTGCGAATGTAAAAGATATTTTATAGAAAAATGGTAAAATCAAAAATCAAACATTATGAAAACAAAAGTAAAGCTAAAAGAAATCAATTGCTACACACATATTACAGAGATAGAAGGTGTGTTTGAAGTTAAGCAAGAAGATAAGTCCGTTGCCACAGTATTTGCACTTGGTCAATGGGATGAAAATGGGTCTAGGAAAATGTTAGTTAAGAATTTCTCAGACTATGAAACTCTTTACGAAGAGGAGTATGGCGTTCAACATGAAAACACAGGACGACTTAGTAGTGAATCACTAGATAAGCTATGGGAAATGTTAGAGGAAGAATTATAAAAAAGAAACATTATGAGATATCCACCTTATGAAACCAACCCATTCGAGGACGTATGGGACAATGCAGTAGCAGATACTGCTCACGAAATAAAGAAAGACCTATTAATGATCGTGGAGGAAGCAATCAGAGAGGACGTTGAAGCATACTTCGATATCCCTCCTCAATGGCACGATGAGATAATAGACCAAAAGTATGACTTCATTGAAGACATAGTAACAGAAGTAATGAGTAAAATTAAAATCAAATAAATATGAAACAAAGAATAGAACAGTATTATGACATTTATAGCCACTACTACAAGGATTTAAGTGATGGAAAATTTTACAAGGTTAGTGCCTTTGACGTTGATCCAATAAGCAATAGGATTGTAAGGAAAGATTTTAGAAATGCAGATTTCAGCAAAAGAAAAGAAGCTGAAGATGAATTTAAAAACCCAAGATTTATAGAAACAATTTAAAACAAAACAAATGAAAAACTATATGTACTATCCAAACCTAACAGAGGATCCTGAATACGTCCTATACAATAAAGAGGAGGATAAGGTACTTCAGGAGCATTCTAACAGACCACCAAGAATTTATGGTGTTAGTGCTGAGGCAAGAAAACAAACAAGGTTACATAAAGGTTACAGTGTTGTAAACGTACAAGACCTTCCAGACCATCAGCAGGACTTTTTAATCAGAGAATATAATCAAAACTTAAAACACACAAACAATGGAAGCAATAATTAACGTAACAGAACTGGCTTGTGATTTAGCAGAGAAATCATTAAAAGTTTTCTGTGAAGCAAATGGAGTGGATCCTAAGTCAATGTATGAAACTAAAGAAGATGGAAGTGAAGGATATGTGGAAGCAGCACAAAATCAGTTTAACGAAATGAACGATCTGTGGGAGGAAATCATCATGGAGTCAGAAGTTAAAATACCTTCAGCCAGAATAAGTTGGTACAAAAAAGATATTGAAAGTCTGGGATACGAATGCACAGACGAACAAGCTGAAGAGATATTAGAACTTGCCGAGAGTAAACACGATGCTACAATAGGAATAAATTGGGAAGTCCTTGAAGAATGGTGCGAGTATGTTGGTTTGAGTAAATCATCATGATAGACATATAAATTATAATAAGTATAGCTTCATTTGTAGCTATCTATTGGACACTAAACGACAGATAATCAATGTATTACAAATAAATTTGCATATTAACAAAACAGATTGTAAATTTGTTAACAACATAGGGGTAGCTGAAAACCTTACAGAGTAGGCGCAATTTAATTTAATTATTTATGAATACAACTAAAAGAAAGACGACTCGCAAGAGAAAAACTAAGTATCATGTAGGTCGCATTCCAGTAAGTCAGATTGAGTTTATTAGAAACTTAAAAACTGATGATGTTAATGAAATTCAAGCAACTTTTAAAAAGGAGTTTGGAAAGTTACTAAAGACAGTAACTATTGCTAAGTATCGCTCAGGAGTAAACACTTCAAACAACAAAGAGTTTACTGTAACTATCAACAAAGATGGTAGGAACTATTCTTTAAATGAGTTCTTCACTATGAAGATGCAAGATTCTTTTGATGAGAATATGACCTACGTCATAGACAACGTTTACAGACAGTTGAGAGATGGCGTTTCTTAAATTAAGAAAGCTTGAAACAGGTGTGCACATCTACTCCTACACAGGGGTAGATGGCGTGTGCCATGTAAAGGCTTTGAGTAAGAACGAAGTCTACAAGATGAATGTATGGTGGAGCAAACTAAAAGATTCACTATCATCATTAAACGTAGCTACATTTACAGATCTAAACAGGTATTGTAAGACCTGTGGATCCAAACTAGGTGTAGATTGCGGTGATGCCGAACCAGACTATGATGACAACTATTGTAGTGAAGGCTGTTATGAATCTAGAAATTTTGACTATTGTTAAACACTTGAATATGAGTAGAATTAAAGAACTGCTAGAAGAAAATTGGTACGAATACCAAGGTCGAATCGAGTTAGATTGGATGGAACAAGAGTATTTTAACTATATTGCAAACCCTAAAAAACAAAATTATGAAGATAAGTTTGAAAACGAAGAAGCAATCTCATATCTCCAAAGTCAGAGACCATATATTTTACCAACACATGAAGATGACAAAAGAGACAAAGGGTATAGACGAACTGAAGGGAAAGGAACTAAACCAAAAGGTTAAAGAACTTCAGTCGATTTCCAAGAGAATGAAAGAGTATCAGAAATATTTAAACCTATTACTATTTTGAAAACAATCGGAGAAATACAACCAATAGATAAAGACTTTTTGTTAGCACAAGTAAAGACACTCAAAGAGCATCTAAACGAGTCAGATAAAAAGGTAATGAATAAGCAATTTGAAATTGATAGGTTAAGTTCTAGGATTGATGTGCTAAACCTAATTGTTTCTGATTACGAAGAATTATTAAATGAATACAAAAAAAGACTTGACATATATGATTGAAAGTAGAGAGTACATGCTTTCCGTATTATGGAGATCGTTAGACCCTGATAAAAAGGTGACCTTTCGTGATGGGAGCGAACATTATTTCCTCCCTAGAATTAAGATGGAAAAGATATCTGATAATAAGTATGAGCTTTTAGACACCACCAGAGACGTTTACAAGCCTTTAGAGGGGTTTTTAGTGCAGTTTGCATATGAAAACTCATTAAAGATCCTTTCGGACTCTCTATCGTACTCTAATGCCTTAGACAGAATTGAAGGTCAAGGCAAGGAGTTGTCTGAAAAGACTTATACCTTTTTTAAACAAAAGCTAGATGTCTTGAAAAACAAAGAAGTAACACATTTAAATCAAATTAAACTAAATTATGGCAACAAACAGAGAGAAGATAGCGAAGCTATACAAGAAGTATGACCTCACTCCAGATGAGGTATTTAAACACCAACACTACACGATCATTACTCGTGCAGGTATCGATAAGATACAAGGTGTAGAACAAATCAAGATACATTACGATGTTATTGAATGTAAACCAGAGTTTGCAGTTGTGAAGGCGAATGCTGAAAAGCAAGACACTACGATACAAACCTTTGGTTCTGCCCTTAAGGGAGACTATAAGAGTGGTAACTGCAACACATGGTATGTTATGGAGATGGCAGAGAAACGAGCAATGTCTCGTGCCGTACTAAAGCTTACAGGATTCTATGAACTAGGGGTTTTTGGAGAAGATGAATCAGAGGACTTTAAAAGAAAATAACTGTTATGAGTAAAATTTTATTTGATAACTATCTGTTTAGATGCTCGTCCATTAGTAAGTTGATGACGAATCCGAGGAACAAGAAGGACCTGCTTTCTGTAGGCACGAGAACTTACTTGGGCGAGATATTTAAAGAACAGTTATACGGAAAGTCTGGAGTGATACAGTCAAAGTACCTAGACAAAGGTATCATGGCTGAAGAAGAGGGCATTGAGATGTATGGTAGACATATAACAAAAAATGTTGTGAAGAATACAAAAAGGTATAACAACGACTACATAACTGGAGAGCCAGACCTCTTTGCAGACACTTTGATAGACATAAAGTGCTCCTGGAATCACACAACATTTCCATTAACTAATGAAGAAGTGCCAACAAAAGATTACTATTGGCAACTCCAAGGATATATGGCTCTTACAGATTTTGAGGAATCAAAGCTTGTTTACTGCCTTGTTGATACTCCTGACGAATTAATCTTCGATGAGATGAAAAGGATTAGGTCAAAGCTTGGCTTCCTTGACTTACCTGAAGAACTAGAGCAAGAGATATGGGACTCTCATAAGTTTAAGGATATAAACCCTAAGCACAGGATAAAAGAATTTGTGGTTGAAAGAAACCAAGAAGACATAGATGCAATCTATAACCGAGTTGTTCTCTGTAGAGAATACCTCAATCAATTAAATCAATTATTAACTTAAATTTTTTATTATGGCACAGCCAACAAACAAAGAGCGTATCGCTCTAAACGTAACTGAGTTAGGAAAACTCATCAAGGAATCACCAAAATCTGTAACCGACAGTGACAAGTACGGTAAGAGTGTTTGGTTTGATCTAACAACTTGGGACGATGGTTCTAAGTCTCTATCTGGATACAACCCAGAAACAAAGAGTAGATACAACCTCGGAAAGGTTTTTCCTCCAAGAGATAACCCTAACAACAGTACACAGACTCCACAACAAGCTTCAGCTATGGCTCAAGCAACGGACGATCTACCCTTTTAATTTATTTTAATCAATTAGCCTGTTTTATGGGGGACTATTATACAAACTGTCCCCCTTCAGGCTTATTAAATTCCACAATTTATGAAACTAGAAATAGAGAGACAAGATATAGCACATGCACGCAGAAAAGATGCAATTATAGCTATCTGTGAGAAATACATGAAACCACACAATATATTTCGAAACATGAAAAGAAGGCAAAGACCTGATGTCCAAATGAGGCAGCTTGTTATGTACGTTCTAAAGGAGTTTACAGACATGCCATATCTAGATATTAGCACAGTATTTAAAAAAGATCATGCAACAGCCGTGCATGCATGTAAGCAGATGGAAATTTTTGTTAAGGATGAAAAGTTTTTTGATCCCAAACTACGTGCTTTATATATTCAAATAAGAAAGGATGTACTGGGAATCATAGGAGATATTGACGAGCTTGAAGAGACTTTAGAAGAGGAACTATTAAGAGTAAAGGGTTTAAACTATAAGCTTATACAAAGAGAAATGCATAGAAGAGAAAGAATGATTTTCTTTAAGAGTCAATTGCAATATATACCCGATAGATACAGTAAAAGAATAATTAAATTTATTGAAGAATGCATAGCTCCTTTGTAACATTAGACAGAAAGATTTTAGAGTGGGAGTGGTACACTGATTCAAACACGATGAGGCTTTTTATTCATTGCCTTATAAAAGCGAATTGGAAAGAAAAAGAATGGATGGGTACAACAATCAAAAGAGGGTCCTTTATAACCTCTGGAGACAAGCTATCAGATCAGCTAAATTTATCCAGGAAGCAAATCATTACTTCTTTAAAAAAATTAAAGCAAACTGGTGAAATTATCGCAAAAGGGCACAACAAATATACTCTCGTAACCATTATAAAATATGATGATTACCAGAAAATAAACAAGGAGGAGGGACAACAAAGGGACAACAAAGGGACAACAAAAGCACAACAAAGGGACACAACTAACAATAATAACAATAATAACAATACAACAAAAGGTTATTTAAATTATAAGGGCGTTGCCCAAAACTTTGAAGATGCTATGGAAAATGAACAGTATGTTTCCTTCATGATGGACAAGTTTCAAATGTCTAAAGGCAACCTAGAAAAATACTATCTAGAGTTCAATGATCACCTTGAGCATACCCTTGATACAGTCAAGAGCACTAAAGAATACGTTGCACACTTTTTAAATTGGTACTGTAACAAGTACAAAGTAGACAGACAAACAGGAAGACCTAAACTAAGAAGAAAAAACTCTTTATGAAAACAATCGAATGGAATGATATAAACCTCAAGGGTAAATCATCTGGGCAAATTAAAACAACATGCCCTGCGTGTACTCCAGAGAGGAAGAATAAATCAGATAGATGCCTTAGCGTTAACATAGCTAAGGGTGTCGCTAAGTGTCATCACTGCGATGCTATATCTATCAAAGACAACAAGTCATTAGTACAAGACATGGTGTACAAGCTTCCAGAACAAACCTGGAGGAACTACACAGAGATGTCTGATGGAATGGTTAAGTTCTGTGAGGAAAGAGGTATATACCAATCTACTCTGAAGGAATTAAATGTAACGGAGGAGGTTCACTATCAACCACAAGCAGAACAAAAAATGAACAACATTGTGTTCAATTACTTCGAAGGCGATACTCTTGTGAAGAAGAAGTATAGATCTGGGGGTAAGCACTTCACACAAACGGCACAGACTAAATCAATATTCTACAACATCAATGCCGCTATCGGTCAAGAGGAAGTTTTTATTGTTGAAGGTGAGTTTGATGTGCTTGCAATGCATCAGTGTGGATTCAAGAATACAATCAGCATTCCTAATGGAGCAAACGACAATGATGACTTTTGGATCAACTCAGAAAAGTATATGCAGGACGTAAAAAAGTTTTACATTGCTACAGATAACGATGAGAAGGGAGAGATTGTCGCTGACAAGATAGCACAGAGGTTAGGTAGGTACAGATGTGTTCGTGTTCTTTTTGAGGACAAGGATGCTAATGGAGATCTACTAAAGGGTGGTAGTGATCTAGTAAAAGAATCAATTCTAAGTGGTAAAAGATACCCTGCATCAGGAACATACACGGCTAAAGATTTAGCAGGAGGTATATACGATCTTTACGAGAACGGACTTCCAGAGACCCTTTTCCCTAAGCACAAATGTTTTGGTAGACTGAAGGAAGTGTTCTCTGTAATGAGGGGACACCTTGTCGTTTCAACAGGCATACCATCACATGGTAAGTCAAACTTTACAGAGTGGTATGTTATGAACCTTATGAGGGACTACAACATGAAGGCTTCATTCTTTTCTCCAGAGCACAGTCCAATGGCACTGCATCAGACTCAGTTTATTGAGAAATTTTATGGAAGAAACTTTTGGGGTGATACCCATAACAGAAAAAGAATTACAAAGCAAGAGGTTCAGAGATACGTTGAATGGGCTAACGAAAGGCTTTACATAACCGCACCAGATGATGGAGAATTTCCTACTTGGAGTTGGCTACTTGAAAAGTTTAAAGAGCAAATGTTTATTTATGGGGTAGATATATTTGTTATTGATGCCTTCAATAAGCTAGAGTACGATAAGTCAAATGACTCTGAGTTAAGTAAGATAAAGAACGTACTTACCAAGCTGACTATGTTTGCACAGATGAACAACGTGATAATATTCTTAGTGGTACACCCTAGGAAGATGATTAAGAAGGACAACGATGATTACGCACTACCAACTCTTTACGACTGTTCAGGATCTGCTGACTTCAGAAACCAAACACACGATGGGTTTACTATCTATAGGCACTTTACTAAAAATGATCAAGAGGGTATAGATGTTAACGATGTAGAGTTGGTCGTTCAAAAGGTAAAGATGAAGTTTCAAGGGGAGATAAACGCACTTGAAAGGTTTAGATTTGACTCAGCTTCTGGAAGATATTATGCCAAGAATCAAGACCCAACTACATTTGAGTTTGATAAAGAGCAGGTTGAAGGGGTTCCAGAGATGTCACTAGACAAAGCGTTTGGTGTGGAAGATGATGAACTGCCGTTCTGATGGGAAGACCTAAGAAACAGCCAACATCTAGCTTTGTAACAAAGCACATTCATCAGAATGCAATGGCTTTCTGTGTATCAAAAGGTATAACTATATATCCAAAACTGACTAAGGATAATGAATATATGTTAAACATAAGGATTGATAGGAATGGTCTAATAAAAAACATAGAATCTCCT